TGCCCGTAAAGGCAGCTTCGAGGCGTTCACGTGGACACCACCTGGCGCTTCTTCGGCGATCAGTGTACGGTTTGAAGAGGCGTCTTTGTCAGTATCGTATTCAGGCAGTCTTTACGCCGAATGTGAGTTTACGTTGAGGGAAATACTATGAGCAGGGCTGGAGCAGGGTATGTTACTGAATCGGCGAATGAATCTGTATCTCCTATCCTTTTAGTGCGGGCGCTCGATATTCCGGCGGTCAATAATCCGTCGGTCAAGGTCAGTTTGTACCTCACTGGCAATCAATCAGACGTGACGTTTTTCAACGAAGAGGATGAGGTACAACTCTACACCGCGTGCGCACTCTCTTACGACCAAGTGGCGGCCTCTACGGACAACGAGATAGGCACGGTCAACGTGCGGCTGGACAACGTGAGCGGAACATTTACCTCTCTGGCGAAGGATTACCTTCTCCGGGGCGCTCGCGTTCATCTCTTGGAGACGTTCGCAGACACGCTCGGCTCACCCGACGGGGCGCGGTGGATCTTTCAAGGGCACATCGAGCGGGCAACCATATCAATCAGCGCTGTCGAAGTCATGGTCAAGGCGGACTTCTCCCTGTCAACGCGGGTTCCTCGCAGGCTCTACTGGGTGAAGGACTTCCCGCATTTGCCGTCTGCAAAAGACCCGCGGACGCTGGCGCTGAAATGATCGGGATCCCATGGAAGGCGAAAGGGCGCGACCGGAGCGGCATCGACTGTGTAGGTCTCGCACTTCTCGTGCAAAAGGAGCTGTACGGGCGGGAGTTCTCTTTCCCGTTCGACTACGATCCGGAGACGGGCGACGAGTGCATTCTCCTTCACTGGTTGGAAGACATAGCCGATGAAGCGGACGCGCCGCATGACGGCGACCTCGTGATTTACCGCTTGCCGGGAGCGGACGGAGTAGTACGGCATCACATCGGAACGGTTGTTGACGAGGCGTTATTGCACATCTATCCGGGCAAGAGTTCGCGGAAGGTGAAATTTCGGATGAAAAGGATCCACAAAATCTACCGGGCGAAGGAGGTGGGATCATGCCGGGAGCCGCTATAGGGGCGTTGCTTGGATTTGCGTTTTCGGGAGCGCTTGCCGGGGCGGGGATATTCTCCATTTTTGGGATGGGAATTGGCACGCTTTGGCTTGTCGGCGCGTCCATCGGTTCACTCTTCGACGCTCCAAGCCTTGACATAGGCGGGAGTACACCGAACTACGCCTTCGGACAGCTATCAAACACGAAGAGTCAGCTTCTCCCGGTCCCGATAGTGTACGGGCGATGCAGAGTCGGCGGCAACATTTTCATGCAGACGTTCTATGACGACAGCCTGCAAAAGATGGACATGTTCGTCGGCGTATCCGAAGGGCCGATTCAGAGCATAAAGAGCGTATATGCCAATGATGTGGTATTGATCGACGAGAACGGCGACGTGGTGCATGAGCTTGTAGAAAGTTCGTTGAATCTCCATCTTGGAGCGCCGGATCAGGTAGCCGACAGCCGCGACCCCGGCGGGAACGCCTATCCGAACACGGCGTACATAGCCCTGACGTTGAAGGCGCAGGACGGACTGACAGGCAATCCGGTAATCTCCTCCATCGTAGAGGGGCGCAAGGTCTGGACGCCTTCGGGGACGGTGTTCACTCGGAATCCCGCATGGATTGTGTACGACTTTTTGACGAACACACGATACGGCGTGGGAATACCTACCGACCTGATAGACCTCGACAGCTTCACGGATGCGGCGACATACTGTGATGCTGTAATGGACGATGACGGGCCGCGCTTTACCCTGGACTACATCATCGACGTTCAGCGTCCCGCGATAGACCACTTACAGGCGATGCTCGGTTGTTTCAGAGGTTTTTTCCTCGCCCGCGACAAGATCGAACTCCACGTCGAACAGACTGGGAGCGTGTACAAGGCGCTCGGGCCGGATAATTTCGTGAAGGACAGTTTCACTTGGTGGCAGAAGAGCGGTGATGATTCGCCGAACAGGATCGTCATCGAGTGGATCGACCCTAACAACCATTACGAGCAGAGTTCCGCGCCGTTCGAGATTCAGGAGGACATCATCGCTCGCGGGGTTTTTGAAAAGAGCATTTCCCTTCTCGGAGTCACACGCCCGGAGCAGGTCGGCAGACTCGGGAATTATCTGCTTGAAACGGCCCGGAGGGTGCAAAACTTCTGCGCGTTCCAAGTCTCGCTACAGGACGCGGACATCGAGGCGGGCGAAATTGTCAGCATCACCTACCCGGACTTCACCGGATGGAGCGCTAAAGCATTTCGAGTGCTTAAGGTGCAGGACGAAGGGCAGAATGGTAACGTAACCATCACGTGCGCTGAGTACGACGCTGCGGTGTACTCCGACGACGGGCTGAACGTCGATAGTCCAGTACAGGACAGTCCGCCGGTCACGTATGACGACGTGTACGCGCTGACTCTTGAGGACGTGGGGCATCAGGAGGGTGACGGCACATGGGTTCCGATCATCAGGGCGACATGGCAAAATCCATCCGACTACACCCCGACGGCGATCAATGTCCGGTGGCGGTATGTTGCGGACGAGGGCGAACCGGAAGAGGAATGGACGCTCCACACCAACAGCACGCGACTGATAACGCAGACGAACATCCCCAGTCTTGAAACCGGGCGTGAAGTCGAAATCTGGGTAAACTGCGTGCGCCCCGATACAGGCAAGGAAACGACCGGCAAAATAGCGTCGATCATTGTCGGGAAAGACGTGGAAGCGCCGGACGCGCCGACGGGATTGACGGCGACGGGCTGGTTCGGAAGCATCATCCTCGAATGGATAAACCCGACCGCGCCCGACTTGTCACATATAGAAATCTGGGAAAACGCGGTAGACGACCGTGACAGCGCGGTAAAGATTGCAGACGCGAAAGGCACTACGTACATGCGGTATCTCGGCTCGTTTCAAGGTAGATACTACTGGATCCGAGCGGTAGACCTCTCCGGGAATGTCAGCGCGTGGAATGCGGAAGCTGGTGTATATGGGTATTCGGATATGGAGAACGCTGATGATTTTTGGAACGCGCTTCTTCAAAGCAACCCATACATACAGGAAGCTCTTGATAATCTTGATACTCCCATAGAATCTCTTGCTGAGACGGATATTTTTAACGCTCTATCCGACTATGAAATGAAGCTCGCGGATAATGCGAAGGGCGTTTTTCAAAACATGAGCGACGAAATGGCAATTCTTGCTTCCCTTTCCGAACTTACCGATGTTCAGCATTCTATCGCTTCTATTCGCGAGGAGCGGATTACCAGACAGACGGAAGACGAGGCTTTAGCGTCTCAAGTCCTCAATATATCGGCAATGATCGGCGATCCGACGAATCCGGGAGAGGATACCGTCTACGCGGCGATAAATATTGAACGAACAGCGCGGGTAACACGCGACGAGGCTCTAGCCAGTGAGATCAATACGCTTTCGGCTGTTATCGGCGATCCGGTAAATCCTGGACCGAATACGGTGTACGCGGCCTTCGTGCACGAAAGAACTGTTAGAGCGACACAAGATCAGGCTTTAGCGCAGAATATCAACGCTCTATCGGCGACGATCGGCGACCCGTTCAACCCGGCTCCCGGAACGGTCCACGCGGCGATAAAAACAGAACAGACCGCGAGAGCGAACGCTGACGGTGCACTGGCAACGAGCATCAACAATGTTGTTGCGAGCATAGGTAATCCCTCAAGTCCCGCGCCGGGGACGGTGTACGCCGCGGTGAGGACGGAAGCAACAGCGCGGGCAAATGCGGACAGCGCTCTGGCTTCCAACGTTACGACGCTGCAAACCAAGGTCGACGGAAACACTGCAAGCGTACAGCAGATCATGCAGTCTGTGGATGGAATAAAGGCCAGGTGGGGCGTGCGGCTCGACGTGAACGGGAGAGTAACGGGCCTTGAACTGTTGGGCGGAGCAGATCAAACGGCGATGGTGTTCAAAGTCGATTCGTTCATCATTCAGACTCCCGACAACCCGAACGGAACCCCTCCTTTTATGCTCGGTACGGTGAACGGCAGGACGCAGGTGGTTATCAAAGACGCCTTCATCGAGGACGGCTCCATCAAAAACGCCAAAATCCAAGACCTCACGGTCGGCAGAATTAAACTTGCTTCCGGCGGTCCGGGGGCGCTCTCGTGGGGCGTCACAAGCGGCTATCAATGGCCTTTCGGCGGTCCTTACGGATTCGTCGACAGTAGCGAACGCGTATTCCGCGAGCTGTACATCGACACGACCGGGGCGACGCACGTATTGGTGCAGGCGTACATGCGCAGTTTTATTTACGGCGGTAAC